GCGGCGAAGAGAAGGCCGCGGCCCAGAAGGAAGCTCGTCGCCTCGCCGCCCTGGCTGCTGCGGTTGACGCCTCCAAGAAGCAGCCAGGCTCAATGAAGGACACGGGCATGGACAGCGACAAGATAGACAAGGACACCGTTGAGCTGGACCCGAACAAGCTGAGCTACAAGGAGTTCAATGCGTTGCCGGCTGACCAAGTTGCCCGCATGCGCGGCGACTTCGTTTGATCATGGCTCGGTTCATGATCGGCGAGTTGCCGGAGGGTGTGAAACTCGCGGCGAAGGAGGTCGGGAAACCGATGTTCGACGCAGTCCATCAACTTGGCCTGATCACTGTCGGTTACCGCCCTCCGGTCTTCAAAGCCGACCAAGACTTCGGCGTCATCGCAATCGACGCCCGTGATCCATCTGACCCTCATGAGGAAGAAGTGATGCCCCTGCCCACCAAAGTCACCAAGGAAGCCCTGACCAACAAGATCGCCGACGTGGCCTACGTCGTAATGCCCGACGGCCGCACCACGATCTGTCAGCTAACGATGCTCAACGGCTTCACCGTCCGAGGCGAGTCCAGTTGTGTCAGCGTCGAGAACTTCAACAAGGCGCTCGGTGAGGAGTACAGCTACGAGAAGGCGTTTGACGACGCCTGGGCGTTCGAAGGCTACCTCCTGGCCGAGGATCGCTACCGCGAAGCCCGCGGCGACGGCAACACCTTCGCGGCCGAGCAAGAAGCGGCCCGTCGGACTATCCTGCTGAGCTTGATGGAAGTGGTCAACGTGGCCACCCCGGAAGAGCTGCTTGAGCGTGTATCGATTGCCTTTAAGCCGGTGATGACCCACCCGGGCCTCGCACCACACCAGCATCGTGTGGTGGTCGAGAAGGAAGACCTGGACGACCGCCTTGACAAGCTGAACGCATTCTTCGGCACGTCGATCTTCGCCGAGCTGAATGTGAAGGAGCAGGGTCGCCTGCGTCGTCAGGCCGTGGCCATGCGTATCTACTCCGAGGTTCTCCAGGAACGCATCGACGGCTTCGGCACGGTGCTGGAGATCAAGCCGTGAGGATGATCAATATCGGCGAAGCCCACTGGGTTGCGTCCGACACCATCGCTGAGGTCAAAGTGAATCCGCAAGCCAACGTGCTGACGGTTCGCACCAAGGACGGCATCGGCCACACGGTTCATCCTGGGTACGGATTCAACATCTATGAAACGGCATTGCGGTTGGTCGATGCGATCGACGCGGCCACCTGAATCTTCAACGCGAAAGGAAGGTGATCCAGTGCTTCAAGTTGTTGCCGACTCTCAAGCTGTCTGATAGAGTCTCACCGCTGGCATGTAAAGTACATGCCAGCGGGTTTCAAAACCCTGACAGGCGGTTTGTAGCCTGCCACCCGCGACCCTACGGCGATACAGCAGGGCGACTCGACCACGTTACGGCCGTGACTTCGCACTTTGCCAGCGACACAGGCAGACGCAGACACCGCGAGAGAGTGTTGGAGGGCGAAAGCCCAACGCCCAACGCGAATGAACGGCTCACAAATAACGGAGGTATCGAGCTATGTCCTTGACTAACTTTGCCCTACTGACCTCGGAGCAGAAGACCACGTGGTCCAAGCAGCTCTGGTCCCAAGCTCGCAACATGAGCTTCGTCAACAAGTTCGTTGGCGCCGACGCGAACAGCATGATTCAGCACATCACCGAGCTGAAGAAGTCCGAGAAGGGCGCCCGCGCTGTCATCACCCTGCTGGCCGACCTCGAAGGCGACGGCGTCTCCGGTGACCGCACGCTGGAAGGCAACGAAGAAGCGATGAAGTCGTTCGATCAGGTGATCCGGATCGACCAACTGCGTCACGCCAACCGTCACGAAGGCCGCATGGCTGACCAAAAGTCGGTTGTCACCTTCCGCGAAAACTCCCGCGACGTGCTGGCCTACTGGCTGTCCGATCGCATCGACCAGATGGCGTTCCTGACCCTGGCCGGCATGGGCTACGGCAACAAGAACTCCGGCGGCACCCGTGTCGGTTCCGACCTGACCAACCTGGAGTTCGCGGCTGACGTCAGCGCCCCGACCACCAAGCGCCTGCTGGTCTGGGACAAGGCCTCCGGTGGCCTGATGGGACCGGCCGACAAGACCAACACCTCGGCCTCCTTCCTGGCTGCCGACACCCCGAGCTGGGAGCTGTTCGTTCAGCTCAAGGCCTACGCCAAGGACCACTACATCCGCGGCGTGAAGGAAAACGGCGGCGAGGAAACCTTCCACGTCTTCCTGTCTCCGCAGGCGATGGCCAAGCTGAAGCTGGACCCGACCTACCTGCTCAACCTGCGTCACGCTCAACCGCGTGGTGACGGCAACAGCCTCTTCACCGGCTCCAGCGTCAAGATCGACGGCATCTACTTCCACGAGTTCCGCCACGTCCCGAACACCCGCAACGCCGCAGCCGGCGCCAAGTGGGGTTCCACTGGCAACGTCAACGGCTGCCGCATGTTGTTCTGCGGCGCCCAGGCGCTCGGCATGGCCGACATCGGCAATCCGGAATGGGTAGAAAAGGGCTTCGACTACGAAAACCAGCAGGGCATCAGCACCGGCAAGATCCTCGGCTTCCTGAAGCCGAAGTTCTACACCCAGTACAGCGGCAACACCGTTGAAGACTTCGGCGTGATCGCTGTCGACGTCGCTCAATAAGGAGAATCGACATGCCCAAGCTCACCAACTCCCGCTCCGCCCAGTACCCGCTGGTTTCCGAGTTCAACTTCAGCTTCGCCAACTGGGTCATCGACTCTGCTGACGGTGCGAAGAAGACCCTCGGCGCCAGCGTGGCGAACTCTACCGACCCGTCCGAGCCCCTGCTCAACGGCCCGGTAGCCAACACCGTCGTGTTCGACGCTTTCAACATGCCCCTGGGTGCCGTCCTCACCGGCGGTGAAGTGATCGTCGAGACGGCTTTCGTCGGCCCGACCGCTGCCACCCTGTCACTCGGCGTTGTCGGTGCTCTCACCGGCCTCGCCGCCACGGTTGACCTCAAGACCCTGGGTAGCACCGCACTGACCGCCACCGGCGTCGCGAAGCTCCTGGCCAACTCCGGTCAGAACCTGCGCGCCACCATCGCCTACACCGTGGCCAACGCCACGGCCGGCAAGGTGCGTGTGCGGGTGACCTACACCATCGACGGTCGCGCTCACGAAGCCGTCACCAGCTGATGACAACCGACAGCGCCCGAAAGGGCGCTGTCACCATAGGAGAAGACGATGCCCGAGATCAAACTGCCCGAGTTCAAGCTCAATCGCACCCTCACCCACATTTCCAAGGACACCGGCCTTGCGATCCGTTTTGAAAAGAACGTGCCGCGCCCGGTTCACTTCGCCCTGGTCAAGGAAGTCATCGCCCTCGGCGCTGAACGCCTGGACGCCGAGCAAGGTGCTGACTTCGAAGAAGACGGCCCAGTAGTCGGCGAGCCCTCCGGTGCCGAACGTGAAGAGCTGATCTTCGCTGCCTTCGAAGAGCTGATCGAAAAGAACGACTCCAAGGACTTCGCGGCCAGCGGCATGCCCAAGGGTCATGCGATGAAGAAGGCTCTTGGCTTCCAGCTCGACGGCCCCGAGATCACCCGCCAGTGGATGCTCTTCCAAGCTCGGAAGGCTGCTGAGTCGTGATCAACTCCGGCGAACTCTTTGAGGCTTTCCGGAGCGACGTCGTCGACGACGCTGAGCCCTATCTCTGGAAAGACCCGGAGATTGTTCGCTACGCCGACGCAGCCTATCGGCGCTTTGTTCGCCTCACCGGTGGCATTCACGATTTCACCTCCACCATTACCCGGGTGAATCTGGTCGCCGGTGAGGAGACCTCCGAGGTGAGCAAGTTGATCCTCCGCTTCGACAGCGCAACGCGTGTGTCGGACGGCAAGGACATCGAGATCGCAAATTGGACCGACCGAAACCTGATGCGTCGGGACGACTTCGGCTTCACCAACTCACTCTACAACGACGGTGGTGTTGGTGAGGTCCGCTACATGGTCATCGGCAGCCAGGAGGGCATCGTCAAGTGGGTGCAGATCCCGGCGGCCGACGACGTCGTAAAGCTCCAGGTCTATCGCCTCCCGCTTGAACACATCGTCGATGCCGCCCACGACCTGGGTGAAGTCAACGAGGACTACCACCTGCACCTGCTCGACTGGATGAAGCATCTTGCATACCTCAAGCGTGACACCGAGACCTTCGATAAGAGCGCCTCGGACGATCACGCCAAATCCTTTATTGCCCACTGCGCAAAAGCCAAGGCCGAGATGGACCGCTACCGCTCCAAGGTTCGAACTGTCCAGTATGGAGGACTCTGACATGCCCGCAAAAGACCCCACAAACTGGACCTACGCTACTTGGCTGCTGGCCATCAGCGCCGCCTTCGGTGGCGGCTTCATCAACTGGTACGGGAAGGTGCGTGCCGGCCACACCCGCGCAGTGAACGTCGTTGAGCTGATCGGTGAGATGGTCATCTCCGGCATCGTCGGGCTGGGCGCATACATGGCTGGTGACGGCTTTGGTCTGCCACCCAGCTCATGTGCAGTGGCAGCCGGCATCGGGGGTCACATGGGCACGCGCCTCCTGTTCCTGGCCGAGCAGTGGGCAACGAAGAAGATCGAGTCGGTGATAAAGCCGTGACCACCAGCCGCGACATCGCCGACCTCCATCCCGACGTGGTTCCTCTGGCCATTCAGTTCAAGGCCGAGGCTGCCAAGCAGGGTATCGACGTTCTCATCTATTGCACCCTCCGCGACAACGCCACCCAGGCTGAGCTTTACGCCAAGGGTCGCACGACCGCCGGCCCCATCGTGACCAACGCCCGACCGGGTGAGAGTGCCCACAACTACGGGTGCGCCTGGGACTGCGTGCCTATTGTTCAAGGCAAGGCCATGTGGAGCGACGACGCTACCTACACCAAGCTCGGGCGCATCGGTGAGGCGCTGGGTCTCGACTGGGCTGGCCGCTGGACCGGGAAGCTGCGTGAGAAGGCTCACTTCCAGCTGACACCTCTTTTCAACAAGCTGCGAGGCAAGAAATGATCCAGAAGCTCATGAACTTCCTGACCCTCTTCCAGCAGGGCAAGGAGCTGACCAACTCGACGACCTGGAAGCAGCGCACGTTGCTGGCCAACACCCTTACGGCGGTCATCGGCACCACCTTGGTTGTGGCCAAGAGCTACGGCTACGACGTGGGTGTCGACGACACCACGACCGGCGAGCTGGCCACTGGCGTCGCAGCTGGTGTCTCCGCCGTCAACGCCGTCATGGTTTGCATCACCAGCACCCGCGCAGGCGTGAAGCCGTGAGCTGGATTCTTCAGTACAGCTGCGGCCTCATCGCAGCAATGCACGCCAGTCGGATGGCACTTCATCCAGCGCGGCTCCGAACACCGCTCTTGAGCGAAAAGATCAAGCAAATGTCCCAGTCCGCGGTGGACGCTTGACGGGTTTCATCCTCCCCGTAAACCGCAGACCACCGCCGACCTGGGCCACTCCTGCCCATCAAGGTCGGCGGACTCACATCTGGAGCACGACATGCGCGTAGCTGGAATTGACTCAAACCGAGACACCAAGCGGACGAAGGTGTTCCTTGGCTTGAACAACGTCCTGGACCCAATGCGTGGAACTCCAGCCTCTCAGGGGGTGGCCCCGAAGAGCTGGGAGTGGATGCAGAAGGCCGACAACATCGACCTGACCGACTCCGGCGGCATCGCTCGGCGAGAGGGCTTCACTTCATTTCTCGCCGGGGCAAATATCACGGCCTCGTTCTCAACTTTCGATTTTTCCAGGGCTTTCGTGATCGACAGCGGCACCCTCAAACAGGTGAACGCCGACGGAACGACGATTGATCTGGCCACAGGTCTCACCGGCGTGGCGCACTGGGCCGAGATCAACGACGTGGTCTACCTGTCCTGCGACCAGAAGGTTGAAATCCACAAGAACCGGGTTCAAACGTGGGGCATCCCGGTACCAGTCGGAGGCGATCTCGTTCAGGCGTCTGGTGGGCTGGCCCCTGGCCTCTACCAGATTTGCTTCACCCATGTGTCCGCTGACGGGAAAGAGGGTGGTGCAAGCCCTTCTCTGGCCATCCAGGTGGTTGACGGTGGTATCGCCATTGAGTCCCCGCCCATCAAACCCGGCTACCAAACGCTGATTTACATCGCCCGCCGCGGAACCGTATTCAACTTCGCGGCGGCCCTCACTGATGCCCACGTTGGCCCATACACCTATGGGGGTGGGCCAACCGGACGAGAACTGACGAATCAGTTTCTGGACGCCCCTCCTGCCGGTATCACCCATGTTGCGGCCTACGCCGGCCAGCTCTACGGCGCCGAGTACCTTCCCGAATCGGACAGCACGGTCATCTGGGGCTCCGAACCTCTTGGGTTCCACTTGTTCAATCTGAACGATGGATTCTTCCTTGTTCCAGGGAAGGTTGCACAAATGGCCGCTTCCTCGGACACTCTCATGCTCTCTACTGAGAGTCGGACCTTTCTGTATAATCAAAACGGTCTGGAGGAAGTTGCTGAGTACGGGTCGATTGACGGGCAACATGCGGACATTGGCCCCGATAACAAGCTCTACTTCTGGACAAAACGTGGTTTGTGTCGGGCTCTGCCGTTCGAGAATCTCACACAATCCAACGTTAGTGTTGCTCCTGGTGTGAGAGCCGCTGGGGGCGTGATCCAACGGCACGGCTACACGAAATATGTGGTTGCGCTCCAAAGCGGCGGCTCGCCGTTCAACAAGAGGTAAGACAAATGACTGTGAAACTCTCAACCGGCCTGCGCAACAAGCTCCTCGACGGCGGCGCGGCCGGAGGCATCAAGGGCGCCCTTAACCTTGGCAAGATCAACGTCTACACCGGGCCGCAGCCCCTGACCGCCGACACCGGCGCCACTGGTGTGCTGCTCGGGACGGTGACCGTGGATGCGGGCGGCACCGGCCTCACGTTCGGGGCATCGGTCGACGGGACCATCAGCAAGGCTGGTGCCGAAAACTGGAAGTTCAACGGCCTGGATGTCGGCACGGCCGGCTGGTTCCGCTTCTACCCGGCGGGTGGCAACCCGGCCGCAGCTTCCACCACCGAGGCTCGCATTGATGGCGCCATCGCCAGCACCGGCGGCGATATGAACCTGAGCAACCTCGCGATAACTGTCGGTGCACCGAACACCGTCGACACGTTCTCGTTCCTGATGCCCGCCCAGTAAGGACCACTGATCATGACTCTGAAATCATCCACTGGTCTGCGCTCCGCGCTGCTCGTCACCGGGCCGCTGTCCTCCATCCTCTCGGGCGGGAAGATCAAAATCTTCGGTGGCGTCGTCCCGGCCTCCGCCGACGCCGGTGAGACTGGCACCCTGCTGAGCACCATTACGGTGGGCAGCTCAGGCACAGGCCTTCACTTCGAGGCCACCGCCCCCGACGGCGTGCTGAGCAAGGCGTCCTCCGAGGTCTGGTCCGGCGTCAACTCTGTCACCGGCGTGGCAACCCACTATCGCTTCGTTGCTGCGGGTGATACCGGGGCGCTCAGCACCACCGAGGCCCGCCTGCAGGGTTCTGTGGCTTTGATCGGCGCGGATATGAACTTGTCCGCGACCCTGCTCACCAGCGGCGCAACGCAGACCATCGACTATTGGGTTGCAACGCTCCCGACGCCGTGATCGACGTCCATGTCCTGACGTACCCCGGCACGCGAGACGAGTGGTTGCAGAAATGCCTCGACTCCCTCGCGTCGGAACCGTGCACGGTTCGCATCGTGAACGGGGAAGAGGGGAACGTTGGGAGTGGGCGTGCTCAGGGGTACGCACTCGGCGAGCACAAGTTCGTCAGCTATGTGGACAGTGATGACTATGTCCTTCCTGGCGTGATGACGGCAGCCATTGCCGGCCTGAAACAGCATAGGGCTGTCGTGACTCTCGAGAACTGGCTATGGGGCGAGCGCATTAACCCGACACCGAGACAGCGGCACCACCTCGCTGTGTACCGGAGGGAGGATGTGACACCTTGGCTCCCTGTCCTCAGTGAACACCCTATCCATTGCGACGACCTGCTCATGCGCAAGCTCACCCCTTGGCAACTCAGCTTTGTTGGCTACGTGTGGCGCATCCACGCTGGACAGGGTCACCGGCGAGCAACGAAGGCGCAACACGAGCGACTGGAGAGGATATGCAGCTGACGGTCAATTACACCACGGTTCAAACCACAACCGTGGATCACGCCGACTGGGTGGAGTGGGCGCCTGACGACTCGTCAAGTACCATGGAGAATGTCCCGCTTGATCCGTCAAAGGTGACTGTCGTTTTGTCCAAGACCAGTCCGACTGAGCTTGCGGCCATTGCCGATCCAACACTGCGCGATATGGTGCAGTCCATGGAGGCCGATGAGATCGTAAATGTCTCGCTGAGTCGCCTCCAGGATCGGTATCCATACACGGCCGTGCTTGGTGCGATCAACTACTTCACCCTCGACACCGAGGCCGTGCGACTGGATGTTGAGTGGTACGCGAGCGACCCGCACCCGGAGTGGGCAGGCCATGTAGAGACTTACATGGATTGGTTGGCTGCGAGAATCCTGAGCGGCCACCCCGTTACCATCCAGGTAGCGGACCGACCCGCCGATGACGATGGCCACGGCTTCGATTACGGGCCGGGTGGGGTGTCGCAAATTTACTACGTGTATTCAGCCCTCACTGCGCTGAGTATCGAGGTGAAGAATAGCGACGGCGCAATCGTGGCCGACACCCTGTCGGTGACTGTCGGGCCTAACATTGGCGGGACAGTCACCACAAGCTATGAGTTTTCCTTGAGGGCCGTAACGTCGGTGTTCTGGCGCCCGCTGCGCGCATGCGTGGAGACGGCGTGAACGTCCACAAGATTCTGTCGGGTGACGGTGCCGAACAGCACCTTCCCATGGCCCTCTCCAAACTGAGGGTCATGGTTCGTCGTGCCACGAACATCCAAGTTCAACGCTACCGGACTGGGGAGGCATCGGTTCTTATCGAGTGCAACCCCCAGGCGAATCAGCACTTCATCCGCATTGACATGGACCCCGGGACAATTGGTTACGAGTTCTTCTCGACTTTTGATGATGTTGCGGCATTCCCTGTCGCATGGTGGTCAACCGCTGTAATCCCAAACCCTGTCTCGGCAGAGGCGCCATTCACCGTTAAACCCATATCCACAGCCTTCGGTGATGGAGTCACCGTCGTTACGGATATTCCACGCGACCCCCTGGCCAGGGCCATCAACGGGCAGCGGAATCCCGAGCACCACTGGTGGCAGGCGAAGGACAGCGTTGTGTCCTCTGACGCTGTGCGCACAAAGCCTGCGTTCATGACCAGCACTCACGCGGCACCAACGTGGATGGGGAACGAAGTTGACTTCCAGAGCTTCCTGTCGAGCTACGTCGTCAAGGGGGACGGAAGGGCTATTCCGTGGGAGCAGGGTTACGACATCGGCGTCGATGTCATCCCTACGCTGTATGAAAAAAGCCGCGCCGTGGGGGCGTTCCCGAACCCGATTCTACCGAACTGGCCGCGGCGGGCCGCGTACCTTGAAACCGGGGGGCGCCGGTTCGTGATCATGTCGGATATGCAAAGCAACTTCTACGCGTACCCGGTCAGCTACATGACCGCCGACCCAGTGGGGACAGCCTTTAACCATGTGCGCGCCAAGAAAGTCGGGCCGGCTGAGTATATGCCACCCAAGGTGGCAAAGCCGACAATGACGAGCATGCGCAAGCGCCCACGCGGCGTCTTCACTGAGGTTCCGATCGGTGGCGGCGCCTACCGCTGGTGGGCGCCGGCAAGGGCGCCGTCGCCGATCCTGGCCCCCTACGCACTGTGGCCCGAGAGTGTTGCCGAGGATGGAGCCGACGAAACGCTGCAGTTCCAATCCCACCACTATCTGTGGGAGTTCAACGGCACAGGAACAAAGGCCGCGGCGGTCGTGCACACGAACCTGCGAACTCTCTCCCACGAAGGTGAGGCTGTCAGCGTCTTGGCTGAGTATGGGCCGCAGTATCGAGTGACGCCCAGCGAGATGACGGCAGGCTGGATCACGGCGGCCGGCGGCACAGCCCCGCTCAAGGTGAGCGAGCGCGCCGTCCTTGAGGTTGGCTTCAACATCAGCGTCACCGGCACGGGTGAGGATGACTTCACGTTCTCTGTGGTGGCTGAGCGACTCATTGAAGACGGCTGGTTCTTTGATGCTCAGTACGCCTACACCGACTCACGCCTGGAGACGCTCGGCGTGCTGGGTGATGACTTGCTGACTGACGAGTTCCGAATCTACGGGACGCCGGGAGTGGAAACCATAGTCGGCGACGCCTTCATCATCACGAGGGAGCATCGAACTGGGTCAAAGGTGGCCTCGTTCTGCGTGAACAACCGCCTTCCATGGTCGATGTACGAGCAGTCGTTCCCCATCTACACAACGGCACCGGAGGGTACATATCCGGGCGTCCCGCCCGCGGTGTGGCGATGGTTCTTCCAAGATCGATACCTGTCAGGACCATACATGATGGGCATCATGGTCGGGTCAGACCTGCGCTCCATGTCGAAGGTGTTCCACATCGACTCGGAGACCGACAGCGGACTGCACACCGTTGTCTTCGGTGAAGTTCGAACGGACAAAGGTCTGTCGGTGCGCAACGAAGCGGCGTCACTGACCCACGGGTTGACGAGGATGCCAACTACGTTCGTGGTCCCTGGGACGACGTGGCTCCCGAGTGCTGTGCCGGCTGACGACCGACTAACATCCATGCCAGTTGCCCTGCACAGACTTGTGTATGAGCGGACGTGCAAGAGCATGGGCTTCGACACCACGGTGGCAACCTCACTAGCAACGCACCCCGACGGGCACTTCGCGGCCTTCTGCCACTACTACGGCGCCGACGACGTGTTTGACTTGATCGAGTACCGGAGGGTGGCCATCGTGGATGACATCCCCAATGAGACCTTCGATCAAACCACGCACCTGGACGCTTTTGCGAAGGCCTTCGGTTATCCAATGGACATGGTGCTCTACAAAGCGAACCTTGCGAGCACGAAGCCTCTGGTTGTTCAGAGGTTCTCAAGCTGGCGGAACGTGAAGCTGCCAAAGCTTGCAGCATCAAGCGTCTACACACTGAACGAGCGATTGAAAGATTCGGCATGACGATACTGAGAAGGTTGGCAAGCACCGTATTCATACCAGGCAACCCTGCTGTGCCGGAGACACCTGGATGGTACGAGTTCATCGACGTCCCCGAGGACACCAGTGGGCTTCACACGACAAGCATTGGGGTGGGTGGTGGAAGCACAATCGGCGGCATAACCGTCATTCGCGATGTGATTGACGCAGGGCGTGCAGTGCGGGTTGTTTATCGCGTCGACAGGTCGGTTGTGGGGGTTATTCCGTTATGAGCTATGTCATTTACCACCCGGGGACACCCGGCACCCCGGCGACTCCCGGGAGATATGTCACCACGCCGTTCGCGTGGGATTCGGGTGCTGTCAGTATCCCGTTGATCTCGACGGACGACGGGGGCTACGAGTTCAAGGTGCCGGTCGGCACCGTTGGGGCCGTCGTCGGCATCACGAGTGCGTACTCGGGGTCTGGATACCTGACAATACCTCACGCACTTTACTTCAGTCACGGCGTCGTCCAGGTTATGGAGTATGGGTCGGCAATTGCCACCCTTGAGCCATACCTCTCCACAGACGTGTTTGTCATCTTGCGGATCGGCAGCCGTGTTCACTTCTTCAGGAATGGGGTGACGGAGTTCGACCGGCCGAACCTCGTGTTCGGAACGTTCTACCTTGCAGCCACGATGTTCTCCCCTGGCGATACCGTGGTTGACGCCAAGGTGGCGACCGTTGCCTTCGCGGCTGGGGACTGCTCCGGGGTCATCGGCCCCATCAAGGGTATCTCGTTCGAGGTTGCGGGGAACTACGGTAACGGTGAGCTTGGGGCATTGGAATCAACATCGTCGGCCCGAGGAAACGGTTCCGTCGGCAGTTCACTCCTGTCGTTGGTGTCACTGGGCGGGGACAAGGCCTTCGCCGCCGGAAACGGTTTGATGGCGCCAATAAGCTCCTACTCCGAAGGAGGTCTTCTGGCCCCAAGTTGGGGGGCATGCGACAGCGGTTTCTCGCCGCTGTCCTCGCTGGGCATCGGCCTAACCGGCGAGATTGGTGGTGGTGGCGCAACGCTTCGTCCGATAAAGGCGCGCGGCTCAGACCACAACTATGCCGAGGGGGTCTCCGAGCTGATGGCGGTGGATGCATTCGGCGCCGAGATGATCTTCATCAACGCCGGGAACATGCAGCATGGCGGGCGCTATGTAATCACATCGACTGTTACAGCGGGGGACGCCGCCCAGGCGATGCCGTTGCCTGCGCTAACCATGGTTGCGTACTCGGGGGCGACCGCGCGCATTAGCGCTCCGAACCTTGCGTTTAATGGGGCAATGACGATTCCGCACATTGCTCGCGCAAGCATGAATCTTCCGAGGCTAAGGCTGGCAAGCGCGGGAACCGTCAGCGGGCTCGCGTTCGCCACGCTAACAGTCTCAGGGGCTTATGAGGTGGCCGCTCGCGCAGGTGGCCGCGCCAAACTCGTCGGCCCCAGCCTCACCATGCACGGTGCTGGAGAGGCTGGTGGCGTCGGGGGTGCTGCACTGAAACTGGCTGGGCGCTACTCGATCGTTGCGTCCGTTAGCCTCAGCGCCCTTGCCAAGGCGGCGCTGGTTGGTCCGTCCCTACGCATGGCGCCGGTTGGTCACGCGTGGCTTGTGGCTCCGGCCTTGACGGTTCGCGCAGAGGGCGGGGAGCTGACGTCCGTAACCTACGAGAGTTACGCGATCAATCTCACCACCGGGGCTGTGACGCACTACACCGATTACCCGTTTGACAACGTCATCCGCTTCGGTGACAGGTTCTTCGGCGTCAAGAAGGACGGCATGTATGAGCTTGTTGGCGACACCGATGACGGTGAGCCCATCAACGCAGAGATCACCACGTTCATGACGGACTTCAACGTCGAGAACCTGAAGCGAGTCCAGTGGCTGTACCTCTTTGGCCGGCTCGGCGAGGGGATGGACGTGACGGTTACGCCTGATGAAGGGGTGAGCTACACCTACCAGACGGTTGGGGCATACGACGGGACGATGCGCATGCACCGAGCAAAGCCCGGTCGAGGAATCAAGGGCACCTATTACTCCTTCACGCTGAAGAACGTGTCGGGTTCAATGTTTGAAGTCGACAGGCTTGAGGCGATTGTTGACACCACCACGAGGGCTTTCTAATGTCAGTCGATGCATCCACACTCATCACCGAGGCCCAAGCTGTTGCGAAGGAGCTGGCCACGCGCGCAGCAAGCATGGTCGACAACGCGGCAAAGTCGTTCGACACACGGTATGAAATCGGGCAGGCCACGTACCCGCTCAAACTTGACAACATCAATCTGACGCTGGCGCCAGTGGTGCAGTATTCAGGTGAGCGGTTCCATGCCCCGCCGGCCCCGGGGGCAGCGCCGACGAACCTTCCGCTACCGCCCGTGTACACCGCCGCGGCACCGTCGAACCGTGCTGAGAGACCCAGCTTTGAGTCGCCGTCTGCCCCGTCCGAACTTGCACAGTTCAGTGGTGTGGCTCCGACGTTGAGCGGCATCAGCATTCCATCCGCACCGGACGCGCTGAGCCACCTCGACATCACCCCCCCGACGCTAACCACGATAGTTGTGCCCGATGCTCCGTCGGTGGTGATCCCCACGTTCGACGTGGTCCGTCCTGACACCGACATCGCTGCGCCGGGGGACTTCACCGGTCAGTTCCGAGCCGACTTCTCTGAACATGGGGCGGTGCTTCGTGGGGCGCTCGACAGCGCCGTCGACGCCTACATGGCCAAGATCAACCCGCGTTTCGCCGAGCAGATGTCGGCGATCGAAACCCGCCTGTCCAAGTATCTGGCCGGCGGGAGTGGGTTGGCCCCCGAGGTGGAAGACGCCATCTACGCCAGGGCAGCGGGCAAGACTAACGATGAATACCTTCGGGTGCGCGACACGGCCTACGCTGAGGGTGCTCA